ACCATCCCCAAGGTCATAAGGTGGGGATGCTTGTATATATCTTTGCCGCGCTGTTACAGTTTGAGATGACCCGGTACTAACTCCCAATACAAATCTTTGTAAAAGTGTTGTTCCAATATTTGTACTGGGCATGGTAGTGTTATTAGCATCCTCGCCTGAAAAAGGAGAAAGTTCAAATCCCCTTACGGTAATAGAGCTATTTTTTATCGTAGGCCAAAAACCGTATTCTCCTCCGGGTCCAGTTAATATGTTTGTACTATCTACAGATGTCATATCCCCCGTTGTCGTCTTCAACTCCCCCTGACCTACAGCGGCATTTGCAATCTCCGTTTGAGTGATCGAGTCAGCCGCCACGCCGCCAACCTGATTCAACGCAACCTTCTTCAATGCCGTTGCGCTGGCATCATAAGTCATCAAGAAGTCGTTCGCCGAATCGGGCGAAGCATCAAGAGTCATCCCGTTGATATCGACTTTCAATCCAGCGGCAACCCTTTCAAGCCCGCTTATAGCCTGTAGCTTCACTTGCAGTTGATTGGTTGCAATTTCCAACGCGCCTGCCGTTGCAAGATCAACGGCCAGATTCCCCGCAAGATCATCTTTTAGACCCGTACCAATATCCAATCCGGCACAGGCTTTCATGAGTAATCGGAAGGCGTTATATAAATCAGAGTTCGTCGCAAGTTCTGTGAACGCCTGTTTAGGATCATCCGTTTGCGCATCAAAATTAACCTTTGTCATCGCGCTTCCAAATGCCATTATGTTCTAGCTCCAATTAAAGTTATTGCTACCGTTGCGTCTGCAAGTGTATTTGTTGAATCATAAATTTTTATTTCAACTGCTGGCAATGTCCCGCCTGTTACAGTGGTTGAAAGATTAATAACCTCTGATGTAAACCCTGCACCGGAACCTATAAAAGCGTCTATTCTGGCAACCAATATTTTGGAAATATTTCCTTTGGTTTCAATCTTGAAATGACCTGCGGCAATGCGTTCAAAAAATACTCCAGTCTCAGTTGCAATATTGATTGATTCGTAATTTTCTTCTTTAGTGAGCGTGTCAAGATTTGTTAAAAATTCTACAATCCTGGCCGCCACCGCGCCCGCCGCAACCGATGTTTGGAGTTTGAAATAACGCGCCGTGACGAGTCCCAAAGCTCCAAATGTTCCGACTACGCTCCCATCAGCAGTCGTTCCTGTCTGCATCGTATTTGTTACAATACCGTCATCAGCTGTGACTGACATTCTAGGCGTGACGGTCACGTCCGCTCCAAGGTCAATTTCCGGCGTGGTATAAGTGATCGGACTTTTTGAAGCGACAATATCTCGTATAGAACTGGCAAGCAATGATATCGTAGCTGGAAGAGTTGATATCGCTACGTTTCCATTTGAGATAAGATTATTTTGAGGGTTGACATGGCAATCAACCAGCGTCCCAGGCCAGTTCAACAACTTTTCGTTCCTGGCATTGTTTATGATGCCTGTCACTTGATGGCCCAAAACTTCTGTCCATAAAGATAGATCACCGTTCTTAAACCGATATCGTAAATTCAGATCGTAAGTTTCGCCCTCCTGTACTCCCAAAAATGAAACAAACCTTGCGTCATTGGGTTGCAGTGACAAGTAAGACCACGGCCCCGCCGATCCGCATTCACGGAACCGCGCTTCCAATCCTTCAACCGTGTCCAATTTTAAAAGATTGATGAGTCCCAAAGACACAAGAATCTGGATTTCCGGCGTGCCATCTGGATTGATAAAAGCAACCGTAGAATCGGATCGGACATTGATAACAACTGGTTGCGTGATGGACGCGGGCGGAGTGATCTGGCTGTTAAAAGTCGGGATGGTTCCTTGATCCGCAGTATGCACCGCCGGGGCGGCATCCACGCAAGTCAACTCTGCTGACAGTTCATCACCTGGGCGGATGGACTTGACAATCATCTGGACGCTTTCGGAACCCATCACGCCAAATAAGGCCATGTTCCCCACTTGCGGTTGTGGATTAGCCGCCGGGATAGCTGTTACGAATGTGAAGGCTGTAAACTCACCCGCTGTAGAAACAACGTTTTCTAAAAGTGATCCGTTCGTAGGCGTCCTGAATCGTAGGCTGTAACTCGTGGATGTAGCCATCGTCAACGCTTCATCGAGCGTCACCCCCGTCATGTTTCCCGATCCGTCAATTGATACGGTTTTTATACGACCTGAACCCGCGCCGAACAACGGAACATCATGGCTGAATTGAATCAAGTCACCACGCTTGCAGACAAGGTGTTCCATGTCTGCGTTGAACGTATGGGTTTCAGGGCGAAGCTTGACGACGGCTTCATTATATTTTGCATGCTTGTGAATCAATGCCGGATCGGTCACTCCTGAAAATTCCAGCCCGGCAAACTTGGTTGCAGTGGTTTCCGTAAAACCATCAAACGGAATGATCCGTTCATCCTGTTTATAACCTTGATCCTGATTCACGAATCGGACGCGCCACGCTTCAGGAATTTCCTTGAAAATTTTGTTGCCTTTATATCCCAAGGTATTTCTGGGGGAAAAATGCTGGACAGGCGTATTTTGCAATTGGTCAATGACCACACTGCGTTTTCCGTCAATCAAAGTGGGGGACGCTCTTCCAGCCGAAGCGATATCATTTAAAAGTTCTTCGACCGTGGTTTCAAAATCAATGACCGAATTAAAAGTAAATCCATTGGTTACGCAGAAATCATGCCACGCCTGCAAGCCTGTCAGGTCAAGTCTGGCATCCAAAAGCGGCCTGGCGTTCGCCGCGCCCTGATAAACTTCACGGAACAAAGATGCTGGATTCTGCGTGATCTGTTCCACCCACGCAGACCCGTTCCAGTCCTTAACGCGGGATTCACAAATGCCATTGAGTTGATCTATGATTCCATTGAGTTGATCGGTCGCCCTGATGCGTAACGCGGTTTTCGCCAAACCAGAAACTTGTACCGGGTCAACGTTTGTGATCGTTCGCAAAGCCGTCCACGTTACGTCATCAAATACGGAGCTTTCAGAATTATCAGCCGTTTCTCGATGAAGCCGAACGTCATATTGATCTTTGGCAACCTGCCAGCGCAAACCCGAACGAACCAAAGAGTTTTTACGCGCCGTTGTCGATATGGTTCCAGCCGTGACCCACGCTCCCTGTGGACTGGTTACTCGATATTCAACCAAAACATCGACTGAGACATCCTGCTTTTGTCCGCCGCCTACGAATTTTACAAGTCCTTGCAAAAATGAAATATCGACCGACAATTCATTTGCATTGATCTGACTGGTTCTAATTGTTCCAGCGTCCACCTGATTTAACAGAACGCTGAAACCATCCTGAAAAATATCATTTGGGAACAAAGTCAACGCCGGATCGCTGGACAAACCTTCGACCGTTTCAATTTCGACATCCGTAAAATTGGCAATATCAGTTTCACCAATCTTTAGATTTGTGATGGTCAAGGGACCGAATCCCCATACCACAAGTATTCTTAGATATTGGTCGTCACCGACAATCTCAGTTACCTGTTGCGCTCCAAAAGGCGGGAACATTCTGTGCTTGCCTAATACTCTGGGAACCACTCCGAACAGATTTGTTTGGTTCCGCGCCCCCGTGATGGAAAGCGTTGCGCTGTCACGCACGGAAGCCCCTGACAATTCCGGCAAACGTGGAACAGAAGGGGGAGCGATGGCGTTGATTAAAAGGTTGCCTGCGATTGAAATAAATGCACTACCTAATGCTAAAGATGCGGCATTTGAAAGCCCAAATATAGCAAACCCTTCTGGTGCTAAAACTGGGAACGCAATACTCGCCGCAATCACCGCTATTTGTAAAAGCACCCTGAATGGGTTCTTACTGCCACCGCCTCCGGTTGGCACGACTCGGATGGTGACTATCGCGCCCGGTTCAGGGCGAACCAAGGCCCACATATCACGCGGGATATGAGTCTCCATTATTGCTACATGGGCGTGCTTCCTGAGTATGGGATTTTGCTGAATCATTTCCATGATTTCAAGAACCGTGCTTCCCGCCTCGATGGTCAAGAAATTCTGCTCGATCTTGAACGGATGCGGACACGACACCACGCTGATTTCAGGCCGTTCCATGACTGCGTTCATTTCGCGCCCCTGAATCTATAAAATCCAATCACCCGCCGCTTCATGTGCCGGTCTTCCCGGTACGGGCATAAAACGGAATCAATATTTTCTTCAATGTGGATCATTGTTCCGGGAATCAACACAAGTCCAACGTGCATGGGAGCGCGGATTTTCTTACCTTCGATTTCGTAAATCCCATACATTAAAACATGGTCTCCGAGTTCTTCTTTCCCGACTTCAATTTCATCCCAATGCTTATCTTTGACGCCCAATGTGTCCAATGCGTCTTTGACGTTCTCGCCCTTGTATGTGCTTTCATATTTTTCTGTAAAACTAGGGACCGTGAATCCTAATTCATTCATGCAGATCAACCGGGTCAACCCCCAGCAGTCACACCCTTTGATATCCCGACCCAACTCCACGAACGGAATACCAATATATTTTTTTGCCCACTCTGGCAATAGCATTAAAATAGTCCCGGAAAGTTTCCCGGCGTAAATTTCACACTGGGATAAGGTTCCGCCGTGAACCGCTCTTGCGTCAACACGCCCGAAACGGTCAACGCATCGTAGTCCACATTTATCAATTCAAAATCAGGCCAATCAATTTCGACCGTTTCTAAATCGGATGCTAAAACAAGCTCCATCAAAACCGATGGTGCGGAAGATATCGACCGAACCGCCTGCACTATTTGCCGGTCCACATTATCAATCACGAGTTTTGCGGTCGGCGGCCCTTCATCGGAATCCGTTGGCAACGTGATATCGAACGGAAACGAAACGAATGTATTGCTACGGCTGATTGTATCCACGCCGTCACTTGAAACTCGAATGGGTACTGAAAGATCGGCATGGTCTATCGTTACCAGCAGGATGAAACATTCGGATGTCTCCTGCTTGAAGACTTCGGTTTTGAACGTGTTTGAAACGGTCATGGCAACTGTTCAAGATCTAGTGAAACATTCCAAAAATCACCGCCCCGCGCTGAATATTTGGGCGATGATACGAATCTGAAAGACTTAACCGCCTGTGACCGTGGTTCATTCCAATCAAACGCAAGCGAACCGCCGACAAGCGTTGTGATGTAAAAAGTTTCCAACGTTGATACCTGCGTCCCAGTCATCCGTAACGTGGTTTTATACGGTCGTATATTGGCAGTCGTCCGCCTTCGTATCTTCGCCGGGCCTGAATCCGTTTTTGATCGAATCAGATTATCAGGCGGGGACTCATCATATCCGTTTGCGCTGAATTTTTGGGGTAACGTTGCGGGCCATGTGGGCATAAAATCACCTTCCTACTGTGCGAACGTTCGTTGAAAACGTTTTACGGATGGCCCGATGAGCGGGACCGCCGTTATTAATATCTTTGGCGATGGACTTGCTGATTAGAAATTCAAGGTCCAGCCCGCCGTTGCTGTTCCGGGTCTGCTTTTGCTGGACCTCGCCGCCTGTTTGGTTGATGATAGTGACGTTGACAGCATTTGACCTTATTTGGTCTGGCCTTTCTATCGTCACGCGTTCGTTTGGCGATGCCCTGAAAGCAACTCTCTGACTATCTACACCACCAC